TTGACATTAAGAGAACAAGAAGTATACCATTCAATTTCACGCTTAATGTAGTCGTCATTTGGTGAACCAAATATAAATGGCTCATCTGCAATAAACGACGCAGATCTAAGTTCAAGCATTTTGCAGCCAGTTTTATCGGTAATAGTAAATTCACCACGAAGCGCTGCTCTGAAATATTCTCTAATATCACTGACTAGATAATGCGCAAACATTAATAGAGATCTTTCTTATAAATCTTCTTATTAAGCCAATCGCGATCTGGTTTCTGACCATCAATTTTGCCACGTGAATATGCAACAAAGAACGCACAGTAGTTAATTAGATCCTTCGCTGAATCTTCAATTGATTCGAAGTTTGGCTGATATGCAGGATCGCTTGTCATGGCTTCCATGACAGAGCGAAGACGAAGAGTCTTCGCATGAATTGCATCTAGAATACTAAGACAGCCATTTGGATAGTAATCAGCCTGACGAATACTTGAATTAGGATTCTGGTAATCGTTTGATTTCTTAACCATGATTGCGCGGCATTCATCTAGTACGCACATTGCTTCAGTTGCCGGCAGTGTATTAACTTTTATTGATACATTATCATCTTTTTCTGGAGACTCACTGCTATAAGATGTTATATGATATGTATGTTTAGTATTAGCCATATTATTTACTCCATTTCAATGCAAGCACCTGAAATAAGTGCTGAATTATGATTAAACCAAACACCGCTGTTAAAATTACTTGTTTGAATATATCGATTCATTAAATACGGATCGATAATAAGACGTGACTTAACTATATAACCATCACCATACTGCCTATATGATGCTGTAATGATAACGTCTAGTACTTTTGCTGCAATATTATTACGTAGTGTAGAAAAGCTGCTTGACGGTAAAGCAAACCATTTGCTATTCTGTGTCTTAACTTCTATACGAATATTATCAATGATGAGATCATAACCATATGTGTCACGATCTGTTACATCCCATTTATCGTCAAATATATCAAGTCGGTTTTCAGCTTTTAGAAGTTTTTTAATTCCTACTTCCGCAATTGTGCCATAAAAACAATTATTGAATACTTGCTCATATGAACGACCTCTGCATTTACGCGGATGATTATAGATTTTCTCAGCAAGAAGCTTAACAGCATCTGATACTTCATCTGTAGTAACAAATGCCTCTGATTTAAGAGAATCAATTATATTCGATGATATTTTCATTATAACACAGTTTATATGTATTGTACAATCTATTCTCTTGTAGCATTCATGGCTTTCTCGATATAAACATAATCGAGAAAAGATCGAAGATCAGTGTGCTTAGGTGGAGTCCATCCAGCTGGCTTAATTAGATCAGGTAGACCAAGCGGATTAGGTCGACTATTCTTAATACCGACTTCCTTTTTCATATTAGCAGTATGCACTCTATCCCATGCCTCTTTACTATCGACACCAAATGCATCGAGAGTACCGATTGCAACTACGCAGAGATCAATAAGAGCATCGATGGCATCTTCCGGAAGCTCTGCACTCTTAAGTTCATCTAATTCTTCCTGCAGAAACTTAACTCTGAAGTTAAAGTATTCGACAAGTTCAGCAGCAGTCATCTTATTTACTACTTTATTAACGCCAAAGTGCTTATGCATTTCAGCAATATCGCTAATCCAATTGTCACTCATAAATCCACTCCGGAGGTTGTCTCTTGGTAAACTTAAAAAGATGTTTCTTTCCATTCTTATAGTAAGTTCTATAGTTGATAACAGGATCTTCTGATATCTTATATTCATCTGGCATTGCGCAACGCATTGCAGTACTTTCGAATTCTTTTAGATTAAATGGTGGGGATTGTAGATCATACAATAGATCAGCACACTTATGTCTTTTACCGTAACGATAAGTATACTCGTCAAGAAGAGCAGCAAAATGGTCGACCAGCCATAGATAATTTTCTACGGATTCACGACACCAAACTGCTGATGGATGCATTGCATGTGTAGCCTTATAAAGAACAGTTTCACGACCATCATTAAGTTTATAACGTTTAATGTTACGACCAGAACTAGAATCTACATATAGCGCGCCATCCAAAAGGCGATGCGCCGTAGAAAGTAACTGTGCAGTTTCAAGAATCATTTTAACGACATGACGATCTACAAGTGATTGCGCTGCAATCACAGGATCATTATCGACTTGAAAAATATTCATCTTATACCGGTATACTTACTTCTTTTTCCAAATTACAGGCTTGTTATTCCACATTCCGCACTTGATACTTTCATATCCAAGCGAACGAAGATAATCATTAAAGATCTTTCCCATCTTAGACTGATCAATGATTCGGTCACCGTGTTTATATTCAGTAAAGTGTCCAATGGCCCAAACATTAAATGAATTAGCAATAACCATGTACTTAGGCTGTAGTCGATCGATTACACTTTTTACGTGATCCAGTGGTTCATAGAGATGTTCATAAAATTCAGATGCAAATACTAAATCTACAGGCTCTGTAATTTCCTCGATTGCACCGACAAGAGTAAAATCATATTTCTCAGACATCGACTGACAGAAATCCCATTGCTTGGTATTTCGTAGATTTACTGCATATGCTTTAGCTTCTGGATAAGCTTGCTTCAGCGCGCATGTACTATAGCTAAGACCACAACCAACATCAACAAATGACTTAATACTATTAAGTTCTGTTAGTACTGGATTTTTGATGAGCTGTCTAATGAATAAACGACTATATGTCTTAAAGCATTGAAAGATGTCAATGAAGTAATAGTCATCATCATATATACTATATGCTGAATCCATATCATTTTTTTCTAAATGATCATACCACTTAACAGTAAGTGATTTAAAGAGTTCATCAGTTTTAACTAATTTGTGTGCTAACTGCTTATCAATTGGCACCACTGGATTATAATCGATAAGAAACTGTTCGAACATAACCTTTGGTTTATCATCTAGAAAATTCATTAGTACTCCGGTGATGTTGTTGCGCCATCTTTTCGATAAATTTGTACAGCATCAGATCCATAGGTCGGACATACCATAATCATATCAGGTAGACCATTTTTAAGTGTAACAGAATCGCCGCATATAAAATATTGTCCAGATTTTTCTGGAAATATATGCACTAGAATTTTCTTAAGCTTGGCGTTTTCTTCTAGAAGTTCTTCTACAGTTTTCAATTCTTGATACGCCTTTCGAACTTCTTCATTTTATTCAGAGCTTGGTGTCGATGATAGTCAGTTGCTCGCTTATAAAATGCTTCTCCATTTAAATGTGAAATTTCATGGAGAAAACAACGCGCAGTCATTCCAGTAAAAGTTTCTGTACGGGTATCGCCATTTGGTGTGTTAAATCGTACACGAACATGCCTAGGTCGCTTAATCTTTACAACTAGGCCAGGATAACTAAGACAACCTTCCTCAAGATATATTAGCTCTTCTGATGGATTAACTATTCGTGGATTAATACAAACAAAATTTTCCGGAGAACCTCTCATAGAAAAAATCTGATATGGCACTCCAATTTGATTCGCAGAAAGACCAATACCATTTGAATCATACATGCACTTAACTAAGTCACGCGCAAATTCAACCATGTCAAATGGTAGATCATTAAAATCTACTGGATGACAAACCGCGTTTAGAATTGGATCGTTCTTACTTACTAGTTTCATTGAAACACATCCTGATAAAATATGGCTTATCCAACGAGTGCATATTCTTAATCATATTAAGAGTACCCTTGGACTGACCATCCCATAAAATAATTGCTCCATCGGCATATTTTGCCATTTGAGCATTCCGAATTGGGCCTGCGGCCTTATCATGAGTTCGCCAATCTGCTGGAAACTCCTTGATAGGAATGCCATTCGCGATTGCCCATGTTTCTCCCATAGTATCAACACCTCTAGCTTTACCAGAAACTACTTCTTCGATGTTGAAATTAGACTGCGTTATGGCTTTTACAAGACCAAGACGATCAGTAATATCACGACCACCAGCTATAATTACTTTCATATTTTATTATACCATAATAAACAATTAATGTACAACTAAACTGACAGCTTAGAGAAGTTTTTTACTTTTGTAAATCTAAGAACACTCTCGAATTTATCAATAAGAGTATCTTGCTTATGAGATATAATGAATGTATTAGTATCGCTTGTTAGACCATCAAGCATCTTCATAAATTCGTCTGTGCCATTTGTATCAAGAGATGAGTCAAATACTTCATCTAGAACCAGAATATTTGTATTGATAGAATTACGTAGCTTAGCAATTGCTCTCCATGCAAATAGAATTGCGAGGTTTAACCGCATCTTTTCTCCTTCAGAGAAGGACTCATAGGAGAAATCATCTCTAAATCTAGATTTAATAGTTTCTTGAAAATTCTCGTCTAATTCAAAATTAACGAAGAAATCGAGAGCTGATAGATATTTATTGATGAATTTATTAATGACTGGAATATATTGCTTTACCAGCTTAGACTTAATACCACCATCCTTAAGCATCAGACCTGTAAGACTTAGTATAGAACTATGTTCGGTAAGTGAAGTAAGCTTAAGTTCAATATCTATAACCTGTTGCTCAAGTGATTCAATATCCTCCGAATTAGAAGTTCTTGTACGATTTTCCATACTATCAATTTCACGCTGAGTACGCTGAATATAATCTTTATAGGTTCTGATCTGACCATCAAGAGTAGATATCTTTACCTTTAATTCATTAACAATATTACGATTCTTGATTGCTTGATCTATTATATATTGAGCTTCATTAATCTTGTCTAGAAGCTTGGGCAATGACTCATTAATATTGTCGATCTTATTGCGAATTTCATGCACATGCGATTCTCTAAAAGATGCATCAATTTCCTGTGTGCATGTCGGGCATGTTGTGTTATCGTGGAAAAATTCAGTATCTTTCTTTAGAGTTTCTACCTTAAGTTCAAGTTCATTCTTAATTCTATTCATTTTCTTGATGCTATTGATAGCGGTTTGATCATCACCAATGCTCAATACGATATCAGAAATTTCTGCAATTAGACTAGTTCTTTTAGTATTAGCATCGTTGATTTGATCTTGCGTAGACTCTATTGCCTGTCTACGATCCTCAATAACTGCGCGATCACTTTCTTCTCGTTCAGCTGAATGCTTCTTTACAAGCTTTATCTTTTCATTAATAATTCGCTTCTCAGTCTCAGCTGAACGAATATCTTCATTATTGAAATAGATCTTATCTTTAAGGAGAGTATTCATGATCGTGAATACTTCAAGATCAAGTAGATCTTCAATGATTTCGCGGCGCTGACCAGTTGGAAGAGACATAAATGGCACATAAGAAGCAGAGCCAAGTACAACAACCTGGCAGAACGATTTATAGTTAACCTTTAATACATGCTTTTCAAGAACATCTTGATAATCCTTAGATTCTGCTGATTGATCGATAAGTTCGCCATTCAGATAGATTTCAAAGATATTTGGCTTAAGACCCCTGATAATCTTATACAAATTTGGTCCAATGCTAAACTCTACTTCAACAACTAAATTCTTACGAGTCATTGAGTTAACAAGCTGTGGCTTATTGATTTTTCTAAATGGCTTACCAAAAAGCGAATACGTTAGCGCCTCTAGAAATGTAGACTTACCTGCTCCATTTTCACCGATAATTAAAGTAGTCTGGGATTTATCAAGTTGAATCTCAGTAAACTCATTACCAGTAGATAATAGATTTTTCCACCTAATCTTATTAAACTTGATACTCATTCGAGTTCATTTGCCTCATTATATAGGTCGATCATAATTGATTTTATTTTTTGTCGATCAATGCCGCCAGTTTCTGTTTGATCAATAAACTTAGTAAATATATCAACGGTAGATTCAGCTTCATCAATAATCGATTCATCATTTTGAATATCTAAATTCAAATGGTCTTCTACTACCTGTAGTTCAATTACACCCTGCTCTTCGATCTTTTCCATATACTGATCAAATAGATATGGATTACTCTTATTTCGAATTACTACCTTAACAATCTTGTCCTTAAATTGTTCAAAATTGATAGATAGCAATTCATTTCCTGAGATAGCAACATCATCATAGAGAGTCTTTTCAAAGATATTGATAGGACTATCGATAAACTCTAGCTTACCGGTATCAGTATCAAATATAGCAAACCCGCGTGGATCTTCATAGTCAGACCATGTGTATTCCATCGCTGCGCCTAGATACTGAATATTATCTGTGCGCGAACGATGATGATAATGTCCAGAACATACTAAATCGAACTTATTAAATTCTGTTTTATCCATTCCACCATGAGATGGAAGCCCGCGATACATTTGGAAACCACCAAATTCAAAATGCCCAAAACAGTATACTGCATTTGTTTTCCTAATAAGATCAAACGTTTCTATCCTATTATCATCACAAATCCATGGAACAAATAAGATTTTGCATCCATCAAACTCTACTTCTGCTGCTTTCTCATAAAGAGAAATATTGCCGGCTTTGTTGATTATAGAGAATGAGTTTGTCGCATTTGTATTCTTATGAAAACAATCATGATTTCCCAAAATTTGATGATAAGAATAGTTATTATCAGCAATTACATTCAGAAAATCACGTTGAAGACATCTTGCAGTATTGATATTTACATACTTTCTGCGATCCATAAGATCACCACAATGGATGATCGTATCAATTCCGTATTCCTTTAGATATGGAAAGAAGAAATTAGTGTAGTACTTCCGGAAGTAATCGAGAAACTTGATACTATCACCACGAATTCCCCAGTGTGTATCAGTAATTAAACAAATTTTCAAGCGCGCTTCCTAGTCTTAACGGCCATCGTAGAAACCTTGGTTAGCGCAACATTGCACACATCCCTAATAGTACGAACCTGAAGTTCGTATGCTTGTCTCTCATTTTGAGAAGTTGCATTAATCATTTTTGCTAGAAGATCTTTAATGATCTCTGGTACTAAGAAATTATTCATCAGAAAATACCTCCACTCCTTTTTTCTTTGCTGCTTTCTTCTTCTTTTTCTTAGATGCCTCAGATTTATCTTCGAAATCCTTGATAACATCATTTGACTTATAATCGCTAGTCTGACCGGCTCCAAATTCGCTTACAAGATCATCCATAACGAAATTATTTTGCATATTCTTATGTTTAATATAGGTCTGCTTCTTTTCTTTTTGAATTCTTCTGATGAATGCATTCCAAGCAATCATTGTGAAATATGCGAATGGATTACTAGACTTGTCAGGATCAAAATTGTTAATAGCTATAATACAGTTTTCGATGCCATCCGAGACCATTTCATCTCGCCATGTATAACCGAAAAACTGCGGCTTAAGCGCTAATTTATTACAAATAAGATACACACATTCTCCAATATATTCTGGAATACGCGGCGGATCTAATTCTGTTTTTTTAGCAGCTCGTACTTTTTCGATATACACTTGCATAGTTTCATACATCATTTTATTATTAACGTAATGTACAACTTTTTTCTTTATCATTCTAATCCAATCCGATATAATTTATACGGGAATTTTTCCTCCGCATATATCTTAATTCTTTCAAGAAAATGAAGTAGAGTATAATTCTTTTTGTTTTTCCAGACAATATCATCTGCTATATCATATAGCACAGCAGATGTTTTAGTAGCCGACTTTCTCAGTCCACGACCGATTGATTGTAGGTTACGAATTCTGGATTTAGAAGGTGAAGCAAATATGACTGAGTTTAGATTTTGAATATCAACGCCAGTAGAAAATGTTCCATATGATGCTACAATAATAGCATTAGTTTCTAACTCAACTATTTTTCGTACTTCTTCACGTTCTTCACCATCTACACCACCATGAATGAAGAAGATCTTTCTATTTTTACTCTCAGTTGAGAGTAAGTCATATAGGATTTTACCATGCTTTTCAACATATTGAAACAGAAGAAGTGTATTACCATCCAGCGATATAGTTAAATTCTTAATGAATCTATTTCTCTTTTCGTTTCGGACAATGAAATCAATCTCATCTTGATATGAAGCCTTTGAAAGCTGCTTTCTGATATCATCAGGATAACTTAAAACAATGGACTTAATTGTGAAAGAAGCAAGATGCTTCTGTTCAATCAATTCAGCCGTCGTAGTAACTTTCTTAATAGGTCCGAATAAACCTTGAAGAATAAGTTCATGACAAGCAGTACCATCGAGAGTTCCAGTAAAACCAAACTTATATTTGCAATCAGACATTTTCTCCATGATTGATATCATGGATTTTGCTTTAAAGAGATGAGCTTCATCTCCAATAACTACATTAAACTGGTCAAACCAATCTTTTGGTTGTTTGTAAATGCTCTGCCAAGTAGTACATATAATTTGCGAATCTGAGTCGCGTTCTTTGCCGCCATGTATCTTATGAGCATCTTCTTTTTTGCCTGAATACTTCTCAAAATCAGATACCATCTGATGAACAAGAGAAATAGTTGGCACAACTATAAGTGTTTTTGTATTGTAGTATTTTGTTAGTAGATAGATGATAAAAGATTTGCCGGAAGCTGTAGGAGATAGAAATAAGACTCTACCCTCGCGAACACCAGAAACGAATGATTTCATCTGGTAATCGCGAGGTGTTAAAGTCAATCCAAGATTTTTGACGAATTCTTCTCCTTCAATAGCAGAGAATTCTCTGTGAGTCGTATCAAAATCATATTCTATTATATAATTACGCTCACGACAAAATACCTCTAGCTTCTGTCTCAGACCACAGTAGAGTAAACTCTGCATCATCTTATATACTCTGATCTTTCCATCCCATATTTTATTTCTATAGGCCGGGGTAAACTTAGCACCAGGTACATCAAATGTAAAGTACTGGTTAATTTCCTGTGCTACGCCTGGATCACATATAAGCTTATCATAAGTTTCACTGAAACGAGCTACTCTTATTACGTCCATTACTTTGAAACTAGAACTTCTTTTTCTGTCTGAATCTGCTTACGCCGTTCACCTGCAAGCTTACGAAGTTCACCGAGTGCTTTTCGGGCCCTAGCAGCAGAAACCTTTACACCCTTTGTTACGAATCGATCATTCTCTGCCATATATGTATTATATGCTTCAGTAATCTGATCATTAATACTTTTAATTGTATCCATATTAATCTCCATGTTAACCGCCCATTGTGAATCGTAGAAAATCAAGACTTGTCTTAAGCTGATAACCACGATTTTGAATTGATCTGATGATTGATTCTAATAGATCTACTTTTTCTTGCTGCATACCAATACGAAGTGAGATATTAATAATCTCACGATCCGACTCCATATAAATTGGAATATCTTGCTTAAGTACAACACCCCTCGGTGGAAGCGACCAACCGAGCTCTTGTTGCTCTTTAGTAGCACCCATTGTGAACATCTCAAACTTATCTCGTTTCAAGATTTTCAACTCAGATTCGAGCTTCCTTAGAAGGAGACGTTCAGCAACTAGGATATTGATATATTTAGAGTGCAGTTTTGGAATCTTAAGAGATTCATTTCCAAGTTCTGTGGAATCAATCTCCACATCCTTGCCCCACTCACTCATTATCTCTTCTATTTTCATGTTCCCATTATACCATAGATTTGTCAAATATGGTAAAAATAAATGTCAAAATAATGAAATAAAGTTGTGCACAAATCCAGAATCTATGGTATAATAGGTTATCACCTCAGAGATGAATAATAAGTTAGATCTTTTCTATAGTATATAATTTATACTTGAATACAGCATATGCTGTTACATAATCTACATCGTTTAATGTAGCATCGAATGTGATATCACCAAGTTCTATAGGATAAGCATCCTGAAAGATAACAGCATAGTTTGCTGAATGTCTAGAGTTTAATATATTTAATTCAATATCAGAGTAGATACCTTCACCAGATAATTGATTTTTATCCTGAATAAGCTTATATTGATCGAATGTTTGGGGTTTACCCATTTGAACGAGCCAGTCATATAGTTCGATATAATTCTGAAGATCTTCACCAACTTTGAATGTAATTGATAAAGTATCAAAATCGATATGATCACCAGGCTTTGGTAGATTAATAAATGGATTTGGTGTATTTACTGCAGGTAAACTCATTCTAGGAACAGTTACCTTCTGAATAAAGAAATTAGTAGCTGGTGTTTTCTTTATCAAGAATTTAAATGATACTGGTGAAAGGAAATTCTTGTTTGTTGGTGATGAATCAAGAACACTCATTTTAATACCTTTTCGATGTCAGCGCGCGACCACTTAGACCCATCTGAATATGCCATTACAACCTCTGATATTACAGCGTTAATAG